GACCGTTCGGAAACCATGGTAACACACGCTCTGCGGATGACCTGCATGGACATGTACGGCGGCGAATACGGGCGGACACTGGCGGACTTGCGCCGTGATTTGCGATAGTAAGCCCTTGCAATGGTTCGCGTTCTAGGGGATAAAAGGCGGGCGGCGAGGTGTTTCAGACCTCAAGCCGCCCTTACGAAGCGCCCACTTAGAGGAGAAGCGCCCCGATGACTTCTAATACCACAATTCCCGCACCGGACAATGCCGGAAAAGCGGACAAGCCGCCAGCCATTCCCGGCTTCGTCACGATTGGCGACGCTGCGAAGAATGTGCTAAATCAATTCAATGGGCTGGGCAAAAACGATGACATCGACACAGAACAATAGAACCGCGCCTTATAGCATCGATTCTGAGTGGGCTGTTATTGGATCTGTTCTATTCGATAATGCTGCCATGTCGCGGTGCGATGCCCTGCTTTCTGATCATTTTTACATTGAATCCAACGCCCGCATATGGGGTGGAATGCGTGACCTGATCAAAAAGGGCAGCATCGCCAATGGCCCTCGCTTGGTTGATTATCTTGGTGAATCATTCGTTGCCAGCTTCGGCGGTGAGGACAAGCTAGCAGACTTCCTCGACTATGAGGTGTTTGGGGCAGAGATCAACGATTCCGTTAAAATGATTATCGATACGCACCAGCGCCGCGAACTGATCCGCCTTGCTGATGAATTGCGGGAGAGCGCTCTTGGCCTTGGTGAGGGATACACAGACCCGGCAATGGTGCTGACCGCCTTCGAGGGCAGCATGGACAAGATGCGCAGCAGTGTTGTCGGAACACCGGAACAGGACTGGTCTCGCACACCTGATCTTGCCCGCAGTGTTTTGGCTGATGTTCGTCACTCCATTGAAACTGGTGGTGAGCGCGGCATTGCTACGGGTATTGCCAAGCTGGACAATTTCATAGGCGGTCTGCGATCGGGCGACCTGGTTATCGTCGCTGGCGCTTCTTCTATGGGAAAGACTTGCGTTGCTCGCAACATTGCGTTCGGGGCGGGCTTCAAGGGAAAGCGTGTTGCCCTGTTCAGTCAGGAGATGAGCGAAGAACAGCTCGCCATGCGCACAATATCAGCCGAAGCTCTACGGCGGGGTGTTGAAAAGGTTGATTACCGCGACCTTGACAATGCGACAGTCACGATCGCAGCGATGGACCGTCTTGACGGCATCCCTGACGCCCTCCCCAAAAACATTGTTATCAACTCACGCTCATCGCAAAGTGCCCGTGAAATTCTCATCAAGAGCCGATCGGCGGCCAAGATGCTGGGCGGCCTCGACCTGATTGTGGTTGACTACTTGCAGATTATGAACATCGAAAAGGACCGGGGTGAAAACCACTCTGTTGCTGTTGGGAAAGTTACTGGCGCGCTTAAGGCGCTTGCCAAAGACATGGGCTGTCCTGTCATCGTTCTTAGCCAGCTTGCCCGCCTGAAGGGCCGTGAGGACAAGCGCCCGACACTGGATGACCTGAGGGACAGCGGATCAATCGAACAGGACGCGGACAAGGTGTTCTTCGTCTACCGTGAAAACTACTACATCGCCCGACAAGAACCGGACTGGAAGACTGACCCTGCTGGCCACCGCACATGGCAAGAGGACAACATGCGGACCAAGAACAAGGTTGAGCTGTATGTGGCCAAAAACCGCATGGGAAGAATTGGTCCAGTTGACCTCTGGATTGATCTGGGTTGCGACCTGGTTCTGTCTGACGCGTCTGAATTGCAAGCGATCGAGGGAAGCCGATGAGCAAGCACATTGTCTCTCTCGTCTACCGCAAGAAGATCGGCTCCATGATGCGCAAGGCCGTTCTGTCCTACATGGCAGACCGCGCCAATGATGACGGCACCGGAGTGTGGTGTTCGAAGGCGACGATTGCCAACGAGATTGAGGCCAGTCGTCAGGGTGTCATATCGACAATCAAGGGGCTTCTGGAAGACGGCATTCTGATCGAGGACGGTAAGCGAAAGTGCTCAAATGGGTTCACGATCGAATACCGTATTGACCTCCAAAAAGTCCACGCGCTTCCCTTCGTGACGGGTAAAAATATGGACGGGTCAAAATCTGTACCCGTAAAACAGGCTGACGTGGCCCCGTCAACCACGTTTACGTCACACGTAAGCCCCGTTGACCCAAACCTTCCAAAACCTCCCTTAGAACCTAAAGGGTCGTCTGACGACGCCTCGCTTGCTTTGGAAGAAATATGGAAGGCCTGGTCCAAGACAGGATTGTCCCGATCGAAATCAAAGGCGCTTTGTACTGATCTGCTGAAGCGAATTTCCAAAACGCATGACCTGAGGGCCATCGTCAGAGCGGCTCGCATGTACGCCAAGACGACAGAGGGCGGCTACCACAAGGGACTGCACACATGGTTGTCTGGTGGCTTTTACGAAAACTGGATGCCGCGTGACATGGGGCAGGCTACAGCCGAGCCGGTGGACGCGCTGGAGTTCTGCTTCGAGGCGTTCGCCAAGACAGGGGAATGGTACGGCGATCGGCATGGCCACACGATGGCCCCGAACAGCCCTTCAGCGGCCTACCCGCGCGCCCTGTACGAGAAATTCGGACTAACCCAGCCACAGGAGCAAGCAGCATGACCCGCCACACCGGGCAACTCGCAAAAATCATGGTCCTCCACGAGCAGGGCATGAGGCCCCGCGACATTGCAGAGGCGCTAGGTCTCGACTCCGGGCGTCGTGTTTCCAGCGCGATCCGCCAGAAGCGTGAGCGCATGGAGACGCCAGATTACCATGTCGCCGCCCCGATAATTTCGCACTGGAAAGGCAACCAGCCCCCACCATCGAAAACCTGCACTCATTGGGTCCAGACCCCGAAGGGACTGAAACCCTGCGGCGCGAAGAAACACCAGATTGACGGTTACACGATGGGCAAATGCAAAGCCCACTACGAGGCAACCCGCCCGCTGGCTGGCAAGTGGAGCAGCGTCGCATGACCCATTACCCCGCACTTGGACACGCAGGCCACCGCGACCGCCGTGTTCGCGGCTGGGCCATCGCTGAGGCAGGCGGCAACATCAGCGACTTCGCGCGCGCTGAGGGCGTCTCGACTGCTGCAGTGTGGAAATGGCTTCAGATGTGGCCGGAACTGTACCGGGCCCTGCTCGACGGTCGCAACCAAAGCGAACTATCGGGAGACGAGGCAGACTATCGCCTGCGCACGGTCGCACTGTCGGACATTGCGGGCCGGTCCCGGTCGTCAGCCGCTCGCGAACTCGGCCTGTCGCCACCGGGGCTATTGTTCTGGCTCCGCAGGCGGCAGTGCGAACTCCAGGACATGATCAACGAAATCGAAGCGCAGCGCCCTGTGGCCTGCAAGACATACGCGAAGGAACGAGCAGCGTGACACCAGATATTTGTATCTACCACGGAAATTGCGCCGATGGCTTCACGGCAGCGTGGGCTGTCTGGAAACGGTTCGGCGATAGCGTCGAATACATTCCCGGCGTCTATGGTGAGGCCCCGCCGAACGTTGCAGACAAGAACGTCGTTATCGTGGATTTCAGCTACAAGCGCGACGTGCTTGAGGGAATGCTGCGGAGCGGTGATGTCAATCAGGCAAATTCGATCCTGATCCTCGACCATCACAAAACGGCGCAGTCCGATCTTCATGGCTTGGTACAGCCTGGCAATGGGTTTGCTGACCTTGGGCCGGACTATGACCCGTTTCGCTGGCGCAAGGGATGGGAGCAGGCCAGCGATTGGCCCGTTCGCGCAGTCTTCGACATGGACCGCTCTGGCGCGGGCATTGCGTGGGATTTCTTCCACCCGGATACGCCGCGCCCAGATCTGGTGAACTACGTCGAGGACCGCGATCTGTGGCGGTTCAAGCTGGAGCAGTCCCGAGAGGTGAATGCCTTCATTTTCGCCCATCCCTACACGTTTGAGAATTGGGAATTGATGGAACTTCTGCTGGAAACCAACCCATCAGCCGCGATGGATGGCGGCGCAGCCATCGAACTGAAACACCACAAGGACGTTGCTGAACTGGTCGCCAAGCTGCGCCGCGAAATGGTGATCGGTGGACAATGGGCGCCAGTGGCAAACCTGCCGTACACGCTGACCAGTGACGCCGGGCACCTGATGTGCGGCCCATACGCCTCGCCAAACCTTCAGGGAGAAATGGTCACGCCACCCTTTGCCGCCTGTTATTGGGACACCCCTGATGGCCGCGTCTTCTCGCTTCGCAGCGATGACAGCCAAGGCGGCGCAGACGTTTCCGAAATCGCAAAGTCCTACGGAGGCGGAGGGCACAAGAACGCCGCTGGCTTCACCATGCCGGTTGGATGGGAAGGCGACTCCAAAACTTCCACCCCAGCCTAACGAAAGGAACCACCATGACAGACAAGACACTGGAAGAGTTGATAGCTGAGGCTGCGGCAGCAGACACAGACCTCGCCACGGTCGGCCACGCTGAAGACCAGCAGGCCGTACACCGCGCCAGCGCCCGCATATTGCGTCAGGAGTCCGCCAGAGCGGCGTTGCGCGCATTTCTGGCACCGGAGACCCAGCCAGAGCAAAGCGCGCCTGTAGCGGCTCCTGAACCGGACTGGCCGATAGGCACATACGAGGCTGTTCCGGGGAGCCTTGTTTATAATCAGGCCGAGGCCCGCCTCAACGATGACACGCCATTCGAGGGGTGCGAGCCATCGGCAGAGGATCGGGCAGCGGAATCCTTTCGTCGCGTATGGGCGGTCAAGGCTGAACCGGACGAGCAGCCCGACACTGAACCCGATCACATTCCACGAAACGGAGCGGCTGAATAGAGCCGCGTCCCAATGAACGCTGCGACCGTCCACACAGTCGCAGTTTCTACCCCGCGCCGGTTCCCATCCCCATTCGTGCCGGCGCGGGTCTTTTACAGAAACCAAGCCAAGGGGGCTGAACATGACACTCTCTCTGATCCGAACCGCACCCAGCGCCATGTCACTGGTCAAGGCCATTGCCGAAACGCGCGGCTATAGCGCAGACGACTTGCGCGGACGCTCCAAACTCGCCAGCATCAGCAGGCTTCGGAGGCGGGCATACCTTGCCCTTGAGGAGCAGAAGGGCTGGAGCCAGTCCCAGATTGGCCGCCTCTTCCGGCGCGATCGGTCCCAGGTATGTCGCGGGCTCGTTCTTGCCAGACGTGAGCGTGCACTTGAAACGATTACAAAGACTGACCCTGAATACGTCGAAGAACTGGAAGCGCAGATGCGCCGGCTATCGGGTGTGAACCTCGCGTTCCAGCTTAGCCATTCACTCGATGTTCCGGTCTGGCAGGCTATATTCCTTGGCATACTGATGGAGAATTATCCCCGTGTCCGTTCGCGATCCGAGGTATGCGAGCTTTACGACGCAGCTGCGGAGCGCCTTGGTTACGGAAACGGTGGAGAGATCAAGGACGATTTCGTGCGCAGCTTCACAAGCAGGATTGGACGCAAGTTCGCATCGGACGGACTGCCTCACCCGGTGGCCAGCATATCCGGTGCACTGGTCCTGTCTGACGCAATTGCCCCGTGGCTTCACAATCGGTTCGGCAAGCCTGTTGCTGTGACGAGCCCTCAAAGGATGGTCGGATGACCACACAGAATACCACCTCCCTTCTCCTATACGCGCCGCTCCGGTTCTCGGTGCGCACTGGGCGTCCTGCCTGCAAGGGTCAATGCTTTGGGGGGGTGGAAGCATCGCAAGCGGCCAAGGACGCCAACCCGGAAGATTTCACGCGGAGGATTTCATGACTTACCCCCGCAACGCCAACACAGACCACCCGATCCGCCTCGTCAGAAAGCTCATAGAGCCTGATGGGCGTGTCGCCTTCGAGTTTACCAACCGTGACAGGGCCAGCATCATCATTCCAAGCCCGGACCCTGAACACCTGAACGCAGAGAAGCGAGCCCATCACCAGGCCGCAATCAAACTATGGAGAATGCAGGCATGAGCCTCACCATAACAATCGCAATCCTCGTTCTCTCAATCATCATTGGAGGCATAACCTTCGTTCACATGCAAACCAGAGCAGCAAGACAAGAGAAGGTCGAAGCCGAACGCAGCGAACTTGAGGGAGGTGGAAATGCCTGAGGACAAACTCACCGATAAGCCAAAGAAGCCACGCAAACCAAAGGCAACAAAGCCTGAAGTCAAAGCGGAACCAAACCCCGTAGGCCGTCCGTCTGAATACACATCAGAGGTGGGAGATGCGATCTGCGGCAGGCTGGCCAATGGTGAAAGCCTCAAGAAGATTACCGATGAGAAGAAGATGCCAGCTGCCCCTACGGTTTATCGATGGATCAGAACATACGAGGAATTTCGTAACAATTACACACGTGCGACTGAGGATCGAGCCGGACATATGTTCGATGACATGCTGGAAATTGCTGACGAGGGAAACCCTGAAGACGTAATGCGCGCTAGGCTTCGCGTCGATACTCGCAAGTGGGCATTGAGCAAGATGATCCCCAAGAAGTACGGCGACAAGACTGCGCTGGTTGGTGGTGATCCAGAGACCGATGAGCCGATACAGGTGACAGATGATCGTGCGCTTGCCCGGAAGCTAGCCATGATCCTGACTGGTGAGGCGGAGCTTTGAAAATGCAACCGCTGCGCGATCTGAATAGCCATATTCGCGGGCCGACACTTTCAATCCCAGTAAAATGCAACTGGTGATAGGTAAAAATGACGCTTCTGGACGAAATCACAGCCAAGCTGAAGGATATGGACCCGGCCACCAAGGCGGCGTTGTCCAAGGAGGCGGATCAAACTGAGATCGGTGGCAAGCTCTGGCACGCCAATCCAGGCCCTCAGAGCGCAGCCTATTTCTCCAAGTCTGACCTGCTGTACTATGGCGGTGCGGCTGGTGGCGGGAAATCCCAGCTTCTGCTCGGCCTCGCTGCCAATGAGCATCGTGTCAGCCGTCTGTTCCGTCGCCAGTTCAAGGACATCGATGGGGAAGGTGGTCTTGCGCCAAGCCTGAGTGAGATTGTCGGATCGACGCAGGGCTATAACAGCCAGAAGCACGTCTGGAAGATACCCACGACACTGACGGGCGGGATCGATCGCGCGGTTGAGTTCGGTGCATTCGAGAGTGCCAAGGATGCTGAAGCGTACCAAGGTCGTGCGGCAGACTTCTATGGCTTTGACGAGGCTGTGCAGTTTCAGGAAGACATCATCGAGTACATCATGGGCTGGAATCGGACGACGATATCCGGCCAGCGTTGCCGTGTTGTGCTTGCTTCCAACCCACCACTGACGCCCGAGGGACTTTGGATCTTCGATTGGTTCGCGCCTTGGCTTGACCCTGAGTACGCCGATCCGCTGAACAAGGGGCCTGCAAAGCCCGGAGAACTGCGCTGGTTCACCAAGATCGAGGGTCTGACGATTGAGGTCGAGGCTGACTGGGTTGGTTACATCACGGATGCGCAGGGAACACAGGTTGAGGTTCGCCCCAAGTCTCGCACGTTCATCCCTGCCGCACTGTCAGACAACCCTGACCTGCTTGAGAGCGGCTATGCTTCCCAGCTCGCCAGCCTGCCGCAACACCTGCAAGACGCACTGCTTCGCGGCAAGTTCACATCCACGATGGAGGATGCAGAGTGCCAGGTCATCCCGACTGAGTGGGTTCTCAAGGCTCAGGAACGCTGGAGGATGCGCCGGCACGAGGTCGATCCCAATTCGCCACTGTATGAGCCCATGTCTGCAATCGGCGTGGACATGGCTGATGGTGGCAAGGACCGCATGACCTGTGTTCCGCTGCACAAGACGTTCTTCAATGAGCCGATCGTGAAGCCCGGCACTGAGGTCAATACGACTGACAAGCAAGGCGCGATGATACTCGGCGTGGCCCGTGATGATCCGCAGATGAACGTGGACTGTGGCGGTGGCTATGGCTCTGGCGTCTGCTCGATGATGGAGTCCAACCACTTCAACGTGAAGCGTTGCAAGGGTGGCTCTGGTTCGGATGTGAAGGCCCGTGATGGCCGCAAGTTCGGGCTCAAGCGTGACGAGTATGTCTGGCGACTGCGCGAAGGGCTGGACCCTGAGCATGGTGACAGCATTGCCCTGCCACCTGGCCGCCACATCCTGATGGAACTGACGGCATTCCGTGAGATGAAGCACAATGACATGCGCGATACGATCCGAATTGAGAAAAATGACTCGATCGTCAAGCGCATTGGCCGCTCACCTGATCTCGCATGGGGCTTCTTCTTCGCATGGGCTGAGCCTGACCCAATGGCCAAGGAGAACCGCCAGTCTCATGTCGAGGCAAGGCGCACGAGAGGGTATTCACAATCTGTCATCCTCCCATCCCGTAAGGTGAACGGCAGGAGGTAACACCTACATGTTCAAGACGCCAAAATCCCCACCACCACCTCCGCCACCCCCGGCGCCAAAGGTGATCCCGACTGAAGACAGCCCGAGCGTTCGTGAAGCCCAGATTGAGCAGGAGCGCACAGGCCGTAAGCGCAAGAACCGCACATCGACCCTGTTTGATAATGTTCTTGGCAGTGGCGTTTACGGCGGCGCATCCACCCAGAAGAACACGATCCTCGGCTGATGGCATACACAGGCGCGTCGGAAGAACAGCAGGAACCGCAGCGCAATAGCGAACTGCAAGAGCGTGGCGCCAAGGCTATGAAGGCGTCCGAACGTGCATTCAGACGTCAATCAGAGTTCCTGCCGCTATGGCAGGCGCAGGCTGAGATATTCTACCCCGAACGCGCTGACTTCACGACAACCTATGCCGCTGCTGATGAGCGCTATGATGGTGTGCACACCTCGCTGCCGTCGATCATGCGTAGGGACATGGCCAACAATCTCGGTGCTATGATCCGCCCGCGCGGCAAGGATTGGTTCAAGGCCACTGCCAGCCCGATATCCGTGATGAAGGATGATGAGGCTCGTATCTGGTGTGGTGACGCAACAGCAACCCAGCGCAATATCGTTTATGATCCACGAGCCATGTTCACCCGTGTGATGAACGAAAGCGACAATGACTATGTGACATTCGGTGCATCTGTCGTGTCTCACTCGTACCGCTCTGACCAGTCTGGCCTTCAGTTCTCCTGTATGCACCTGCGAGACTGCGCATGGTCCCAGAACGCTGATGGCATGGTCGATACCCTGCACAACAAGATGAAGCTGACCCTTCGCCAGATCGTGCAGCTGCTCGGCCAAGGCAGTCCTGAAATCCTGCCACGCGAATGGCGCATGGACTGGGACAAGGGTCACACCGAGGAGATCAAGACGATCTGCCGGACGGTAACGCCGATCGAGCCCGGCACTCACGGCAAGAAAGAGCGTGTGCCTCAGATGGCCAAGTATTGCTCGATCTATATGGCTGACGGCATCAAGGGCGATGCCACGCTGGCCGAATACTACTTCCTCGCATTCCCATTCACTGTTCGAGAGTGGATGAGTGTATCAGGCGAGAACTACGCCAGAAGCCCATGCACAAGCGTTGCGCTGGCTGATGCCCGTACCCTCAACAGTGTCGAGGAGGCGCTCCTGACCAGCGTTGAGCAGGCTGTGAGGCCCGCCAAGTACGCCAAGAAGGGTGTCATCCTCAGTGATCTGGACCTGCGCGCCAATACGGTGACGTTCATTTCGGACGATTATGACTCGAAGGGGATGGGCGCACCGATCGCCAATATCGACGCTGGCGACCCGCGTTATGCAATGGACCTGAGCGAGCGGATGGCTGAGCGCATTGGGACGGCATTCTACCAGAACGTCCTGAAGCTGCCCGACCATAGCGACATGACGGCCTATGAAGTGGCTGAGCGTATCGAGATATACACCCGTGAAGCTGCCCCGATCTTCGAGCCGATGGAGGCAGAGAATGCCCACATCATGGACTCGATCTTCACGCGGGCTATGGCCAAGGGTGCATTCGGCAAGGTTCGCCCTGATGGCATGATCGAGGGATTGCCCGAGGTTCTGCAAGGCAAGGAAATCCGGTTCGAGTTCGAGACACCGCTGTCGGACGCGCTGCGCAAGCAGAAAGCAAACCAGTTCGATGGCCTGATCCAGACTGTGTCGGGCATGATTGCGACCCAGCATCCGGCGGTGATTTCTGCGATCGACCAGTTCGACATGGACGCAGCTGCAAGGGACGGCGCTGAAGGCAAGATCCCACCATCATGGATACGCAAGCTCGATGACGTTGCGGCGAAGCGCCAGGCTGATGCTGAGGCCGCTGATGCTGCGAAGAAAGAGGCGCAGGCAATGGAGGTTGGCCAGTCTGCCCTTGGCGCTAATCCAGAGAACCTGCGCATGGCAGCCAAGGCCATGAAGGGCGAGGAAGTCGTATGATTAACAACAGGAGGGCCGGCTAATGGCTGCACTAGATTATTCGAGGGGGGCATCAGCCACCCAGTCTGCACGACACGGGGTTGCTGTCACGCCAAGCGATGACACTGACTTGGGCTATACGACCCGAGCGGTCTATGTCGGCACGGGCGGAGACCTTGAGGTCAACATGGCGACTGATGGTGATACGCCAGTCACCTTGGTTATTCCGGGGGTTCCGAGCGGGACATTCCTGCCGATTTGCGTCACGCGCGTTCTCGCAGGCAATACCGACGCTGACGGCATTGTGGCGTTCTGGTAGATGATAGGCGTCGGTATTGGCATACGAATGCAGATGGGCGCAGTGTCTGGCCTGGCCTTCTCCCCTAATCAGGTGAGCAGCACACAGGCATTCTACGACCCGTCAGACCTGAGCAGCCTCTACCAGTCAAGAACTGGTGGTGATATTGTCAGCGCAGACGGTCAGACTGTCGGCATCATGCTGGACAAGAGCCAGATGGGTGGGAAGACGGCGGCGGCGTTTATTGCGTCGGCGGCTGACATAGCGCCGACATTAGTCCCAAACGGAACTGTAGGCTATCAATCGGAATCTGCGGGCAAGTATAGCCTATATAGAGACGGTTCCGGTAGTGGTTCATATCGCATCACTTTGGAAGCATATAAGTGGTATAGAATACGTTTTTACGCTTATCCAGATGGACCTGAGGCAGGACATAATATTTATTTGAACGTGGTTAGTGCGGGTGTACTTGACTATCTGGAGATAACCTTCCCGGAAGGTTATCGCGAACTTATTTTATACACTGGGTCGGATAATCGAGTGGACTTTAGTTGTACTGGGCCGGGTGTATCTTGGTCGTTTTCGGGCGTCACAAGTCAGGAACTCCCCGGCCACCACGCCATAGCCCCAAGCGATGCAGCCCGTCCTCTCTACAAGACCGCAGCCAATACTGGCAAAGCGGGATACGCAGCAGCTATGGCGGCGCAGCCTGAGCTGGTGACGAATGGGACGTTTGACACGGATACGGACTGGACTAAAGGCACCGGCTGGACGATCAGCGGCGGAGTGGCGACACATGACGCAGTAGCGTCTGGGTTTCTAAACCCCATTACCCCCATCCTTGAAGAAAACAAGACCTACTTAATCTCTTGGTCTGTTGTGGGCACATCGGGTTTATCATTAAGAACAGGAACCACTAGTACCGTTGTTGTTAGTGATATGCACGCTGTCTCATCTGCCGTTGTGACTGTCAAAGGGGGCACGGCGCTTGCTGTCTATGCTCACGCTGGGTCGATGGCCGGGCCTGTATCAATCGATAACGTCTCAGTCAAAGAAGTCCCAGCAGCCTACCTGCACCGATATGTTGATTATGACGGCGTGGATGATGTGCTAAACGCCACGCTACCAAACCTCGGATCGACAGCCTCTGTCTGGTACATGAAGCAAGACGGAACTGCCGTGTACGCGGCGAACCAATCGATCAGCGGAGCCTATGCCCTGCCAGCGGTAGACATGCGTGGCCTGATCATTGTTGACGGTCCTATCAGTGCGTCGGATCAGACTAAGCTATCGGCATACTACGCATGACCGACCGCACCGGCCACGCCCTATGGATAGCCCTGATCGCCATCGTGCTGGCGCTGGTCCTGTCGGCCTGCCAGTCGGCTGCTAATTTCGACGCCTACATTGCAGGCAAGCCCGCTGAGCCGCTGCAATCTGGCCAGCTATACATGACACAGGCATTCGACAGGCCAACCGTCATGGCTAAGTGCCTGAAAGAAGTCGGAGTGCCCGGCCACGCCTGCACCTACCGTAGAGCAGGCGACACGCTGTCAACCATGATTATCTCGATAGACGACGCTGGCCCTGTCCTGCGTCACGAGCTTTACCACGTCGCCCAAGGAAATCGGGGCGAGGGGACATGAACCACAAAGGATTTAAGTGATGGCGACCACTGACAAGCAGACGCTAGACGCGAATGATGAAGTCTGCGGCCCGGTCACGACGGCAACCTGGAAACTGGCAGAGTGTAATGCGCGCATTGCGGAGCTGAACGCATGACCAACGTACTCCACGCCGATCAGTCCCGCCCATTCGACGAGGCAGAGCAACTGGCAGCCCGTGCATTCTTCCGTGGCACGGCAACCGGCCCGCAACAGCGGATCATTGCGAACCTGCTCCTGAACGTGCTGGCCCCGATCACGGCATCTGAACCTGCGGTCATGTCAGAACGCTCAGCAGGGTTCCTGGCTGGCCGCAAGTGGGTTGGCTACCAGTTGGCATCCCTTGCAGATATCCGCTTGTTCGAGGCGCGTGAGCCTGACGAATAGGCCATTCACACCGTATCCCCAGCCCCCGTGCATAATGGCAGCATAGAGACCCGAAAGGCCTACTCATGTCTGATGTTACTGCACCTGAAGCCCATGCCGCACCTGCCCCCACAACCGCCCCCGTCGCGGGCGCTCCTCCTGTCGCACCTGTGGCAGATAAGGGAACGCAACCTGATGCTCCTGTGGCAGACGGCCCAGCTCCCGATGCCTCCGACTGGCGCCGCACTCTCGCTGGCGAAGACGACAAGTCATACAAGGACCTGCAGAAATACAACACGCCTGCCGATTTCAACAAGGCGTTCAAGGACACTCAGACAGCCCTGAGAAACCGCGACGATGGCGTTATCAAGCTATTAGGCGAAGATGCCACCGATGAGCAGAAGGCCGAGTTCAACAAGAAGCTGGGCATCCCGACTGCCGCCAAGGATTACACGATCACGGCTGCCGTGCCGGATGGCCTTGAAGTCTCCGACGCTGATAAGGCGTTTCTCGGGTCGATCACTGAACAGCTTCACAAGAAGGGCGGGTTCCTCGCGACTCCTGAAGGTGTCAACCAGGCTCACGAATTGTACTATGGTCTCCTCGCTGAGCAGACGGCCCAGATGGCGGCTGGTGCTGAGATGGCCCGCGTCCAGGCTGAGAAAGACCTCAAGATTGAGTGGGGTTCGGAGTACGAGATCAACAAGAAGTATGCCGAGGCGGGCATCCAGTCATTCTTCGACGTGGATGACCCTGACGACATTCTCCAGATCACACTCGCCAATGGCAGCGTCCTCGGCACTGACAAGCGGTTCATCAAGGCAATGGCTGCCGCATCGCGCGCCTCTGGCGAGGACCCTGTGTTCCTCCAGACGCTTGTGAGCGGTGACGGCCTGGCAGGTGACAACCTGGATGCGGAGATCAAGAAATTAGAGGGCTATCGGGACACCGACAAAGCCAAATACGCCGAAGTTTCAGCGCCGGGCGCCCGCCTGCAGCAGCTGATGGAGCGTAAAGCAAGATCGGCACGGTAGTACGTACGTGCCTTGACCAAGGGCCTGCCCGTTATGGCGAGGGGTAGATCCAAGGTCACGCAGCTTACCGGGAAACCGGCCCTGCGATAAACTACCCCGGACGCCAACGCGGCCCCCTCACGGGCTTATCCGCAGGCATATCCATTATCGCCCTTTTTTGATTCAACCCAGACAAGGGAACCCTAAATCATGTCTGTAAATACCGTGAGCGCCCTTGAGCGCAGCATGTACAACAACGAGTTCAAGACGGACTTCGAGCGGGAGAAATCCCTGTTCATGAAGGCAGTTCGCTCTGATGGCCTCGACCGCGCCGGCACCATCTACTGGGATGTAACCGGACTGACCGATGAGGCAATGGAACGTGGCCGTGATGGCTCGATCCCCGTCTCTAACCTGGTGAACAGCCAAGTGTCGGACACCCCGAAAGAGTTCTTCAAGAAGTACAAGATCGATGATTTTGATGCTTTCAAGGGTAACCCAAACTACCGCGCCCAGCAGTACCGCAAGGTCATTGCTGCATGTCACCGCAAGTCGGATGCGCGCATTATCGAGATGCTCGACTCCACAACCAATGAGGTTTCGGCCTCTGCTGTTGATCTCGGCACTCTCGGCAGCATCCTGACATGGACCACGCAGCTCTGGGCAAACGATGTCCCTGCTGATGGCCGTGTCTGGGGCGCTCTGACACCGAAGGCCCTCGGCCAGATGATGACTATCAACGAGTTCAAGTCGGCAGACTATACCGCCGTCAAGAAGGTCGATGCTGGCACGGCGGGTTATGGTGAGAATGGCTACTGGAACTGGCTGGGCGTGAAGTGGTTCATGGCCACGAACCTTTCCGGTCTCGGTACATCGACGGCTGATTGCCACATCTGGCATGAAGACGCGGTTGCCCACCAGATTGCTGGCGAGCCAGAGGTTCACATGTATTACTACGAGCCTGAAGACCGCTGGGAAACATGGGGCAAGGTCAAGGACGCTCGCGCCCTCGCCCTGCCTCGTGGCGTGATCCGTGCGATCACCGACGACACCGCAGCCATCGCGTAAGCAAAGGAACCCTGAACTATGGCTTATAATACGAACTATCTCACCTTGGCCCTGCCTGCGATTGGTCCTCTCGGCACCAACATCTGGGTCTACCATGGCATTGATGCCACGGGTGTCGTTGATACCGCCCTCCACTTCTCGGATGGCGCAGCTCGCGGCATGGAACCAGGCGACATCGTGTTCGCGACGGTCTGGACGACTGCCGTGCCGGTGTCCACGACTGCCAAGATGGCGGCTGCTCCGGCAGATGCCAGTATCTACGTCTGCATTGACGTAAGCGGTGACGCGGCAACGGTCTCGACCGAGACGGCCCTGTCTGTGGCTGCCACGGCCTAATAGCGTTCACGCGCTATCACCATGCGGGGGGCTAGTGTTGCACAAACACTGGCCCCTTTGCTCATGGAGAGAACATGACCGCCCACTGCAAGATGGAAAACATCAGCCTCGAAGTCGCAGGCAAGTCGCGTAACAAGTACCTCTGCCGCGTTCCCGTGGATCATTCCATCGAGGAGGTTCGCTCGCCTGAGTATTTTGGCAAGGTGATGGCGTCTGACATGCTGACCGTTGGCGATATCATCGAGATCGAGTGGCAGGACTATTCCCGGTTCGGTGAACTCCAGGTCATGGCTCAGTCCCTGAGCACCAGCCAATGCGTCACGCGCGAGCGGATTGCGCTGACGGATTACACTCCTCAGACGTTCCCGAAAGGCTGGTCCAGCAAATGGCTTGGCGGCGCCGAGCATCACGGGCTGTTCTACAATGGCGAGCCTGTTGAGAAGGAGACGGGCTTCCTGTCGACGGAAGCCGCGTCGATCCGCGCCCATGCTATTGCTGCGACCCGCACAGCTGCCGAGAACACCCGCGCTGCCGTGAAGGCTGCTATTGCGCCGAAGCCCACGAAAGCCAAGAAGGCTGACGCTGAAGCGGAGAGTGAGGCTGCCTGATGGCTACCAAGGCCTCAATAATTAACAACGCGCTCAGGCTTCTCGGTGAGCCTGAAAGCATGGCGCTGGATGAGACCCGCAAGCCGGTCAAGAAGTGCCTGAATGCGTGGGATGACGTTGTTGCCTCCCGGTTCGAGGACCATGACTGGAATTTTGCGTCCTCCACGGTGCTGCTATCGAGTGTCCTGCCGGCGCTTGATGGCTGGGACTACACATTCAACAAGCCTGCTGCATGTGTCCGGCTGCTGAAGGTGACGAATGCAACGGATTTTGAGCGGCCCTCGATCGACTTCGAGGACCGTGGCGGGCGCATCCTGACCAATTCGGAAACCACCTATGCCAAGTACATCGATAAAACCTATTACACGCAGGTGGGAAGCTGGTCGCAGAAGTTCGCTGACATGGTGGCTGCGTGGCTCGCTGATGAGGTTCACCCTTCGACTGACGAGAGCGATGCGGTGCGCGTCCGAATTGGCAAGGCTGTTGATAGCCGCACGGTCGATGCGAAGGCGCTAGATGCACGGGGTGATCCTGTCTATCGCCAGCCAGCCGGGGCATTCGTCACAGCCCGGATACAGGGTATTCGCACGTCAAGGAATTACTGATGGTCAAGTCCAAGAACGAAGTCCTCGCGTTCAACAAGGGCGAGATGGGCAAGGAAGCGCTCGCCCGCACAGACCTTGAGGGCTACGAACGCGGCGCTGAAACCATGGAAAATATCTTTCCGCTCGTTCAGGGGGGCATGTCGAAGATGCCGGGAACGGTGTTTGTCGCCTCCACGCCATCTGATGCGACGGCCCATCTTCGCCCGTTCATATTCAGTGAGACTGATCGGTTCGCAATGGAGTTCTCTGACAATGTTCTGAGGCTGGTGTTTGAGGGCGGGCTTGTGTCGCTGACGGGCGCGGCTGCGACAGTTGGGACATTCACGGACGAAAGCGCGGTTGTTCCGGCGGGTGGCGGCGCTGCGCCAACGCCTGATTATACGTTCACATATGACTTCACCGGCTCATTCTTCGGGGTTTACGCCTAATGTCATCCATCGGGATCGTCGGCTCTGTCATCACATTCACTGGCACGGCGGGCAATATCGCAATTGCGCGATCGTCTGTCACGACAGCCGCGCCAACTGATCTTGTTTCATTCGAGTTCACGATCACACGCCGCCCTCTTGTGCTCCGCGTCGGCACGTCTGCTGGCGGGCAAGAGGTTCTGACGGACAGCCCGTTCCTGCCGGGATTCCACATTGTCAGCTTCACGCCGGGAGTATCACCCTATTATGTCGAGTTCCGCATGGTTGGTGTTGGGACTGCGACTCTTGATGGATTTGCCCGCATTGCGCCGGGCGTCATGGAAATCGAAACGCCTTATCTTGCGAGCGCGATTCCAAGCGTTCGCCATGCACAATCCCTGAACACCGTGTTCTTCGCCGGGGGTGGGGCTGAGATGCAAGTGCTTGAGCGCCGGGGGCAAAACTCGTGGAGTTTTCGCCCGTGGGTCCAGTATGACGGGCCATTCGCGCCGCTCAACCTGACAGATACGACGCTGACAGCTGCGGCGCGCACGGGAACCACGACCCTGACAGCATCGACAGAACTGTTTGCCACAACGGATGTGGGCGCCCTGATCCGCCTGACGCATGACGGCCAGTTTGAGACTGAGGATTTCAGCGCAGTCGATAACCTGACGGATGCAATACGTGTGAGCGGTATCACGACCTCGCGCCAGTTCCAGGTGTCGATCACGGGAACATTCACCGGCACGATCCTGCTGGAGCGGTCGATCGGCAATGAATATTCGTTCGGCACGTTTGCCAGCTACACGTCAGCGACCGCCGTGACGATCGATGATGACCTTGATAACCAGATCATCTATTACCGCTTGCGCATGTCCGCCTATAGCAGCGGGACGGCAACGGTTGAGCTTACCTATGGTTCAGGCGTCACTGATGGTGTGGCGCGGGTTATCACGGTTGACGCTGATAACCAGGTGACGGTCGATGTGATCGAGCCCTTTGCCAAGACGACAGCCACTACGCTCTGGAATTTCGGTGAATGGTCCGTCCGATATGGCTATCCTGCTGCGGTGGCGCTGTTTGACGGGCGGTTATGGACGGCGCGGGGCAACTATTATTGGGGCTCTGCTTCGGATGATTTCGGGAGTTTCGCCATTGGCCCGCTCGCAGATCAGGCGATTGGCCGGACATTTGGCGGGCGCATGAGTTCGACACGCTGGCTGGCTGGGGCATCTCGCCTTGTCGCAGGCCTGTCAGGGTTCGAGGCGGAGATATCATCGAACGCACTGGATGATGTTCTGATGCCTGAGAACGTCAAGTCACGGGGGGTCAAGACACGCGGGTCGCTGGATGCGGACCCGGCAGTGATTGACGATGCGGCTGTGTTTATCAACCGGACGGCCAAGCGCATGTACTGGTTCGGGCCGGCAGACGGGTCATCATCGTTCAGCACAATCGACCTAACGCGCCTGCACAGGCAGATTTCAGGAGCGGGCGGGTTTGTATCGATCGCATACCAGACTGAGCCTGAGCCGCGCGTCTGGGCTGTCAGGGCGGATGGTGAGTGCGGTTGCCTTGTGTTCGATCTTGATGAAAGCGTGGTCGCATGGTGCCGGCTCAAGGTTGACGGCTTTGTTGAAAGCGTCTGCTGCATGCCTGGCGGTGATGAGGACGAGGTTTATTTCGTCATCAAGCGCACTGTTGACGGTGGGACGGTGCGCTATATCGAGCAACTGGCAAACCAGGAGTGGGATACGGTCAGCGAAGCGAACCGGCTTCACGCATCTGCGGTGTATGACGGTGCCGAAACGTCTGTCATCTCCAGCGGACTATCCCACCTTGAGGGCAGGGAAGACGTGTATGTCTGGGGCAATGGTCGCATCAGCGGGCCTTACACGGTTGCATCTGGTGGCATTGCTGCACTGGATTACGCTGTGACATATGCGATTATCGGCCTCAAGTATGACGGGCTCTACAAGGGCCCACGGCTCAACTGGGGTGCTCAGATGGGCTCCAGCCTCGCCACCAACAAGCAGCTTGAGGACGCAAGCGTTGTTGTCCATGAGACGGCAGGCGGGTGCCTTGAGGTCGGATATGATGATTTCACCGACATGGAGATATTGCCAGACCGGGATGATGACGGGACACTGACCTATGACAGCCCGGTCCAGGTGTTCACCGAGGACCGTGAGTTCAAGGTCATGGGCGAAACCAGCCGGGATACACGCCTGACGATCCGCATGTCTGGGGCCGGGCCTGCAACCGTTCTCGGAATTGCGCCTAAGATGAAGGTCAATGGCTAGGGTTGAAGTCCTGACGCGCGCTCATTTTGAGGAATGGGACGCGCCATTTATTCCCGGCACCATCATGGGGTACGCGCTGCGAGACAGCGAGGGTGAATTGCAATGCCTTGGCGGCATCTGGCTGAGGTTCGGCAAGTTCTGGGCGGTGTTTGACAGTCGCGGCACCCCTCCACGATGCGTCCACAGGTTAGCCCATATGGTAGTTATAGCGGCCCGTGAAGCGGGAGTTCAGACGATCTGGGCTGACATGGATGAGCGCAAACCAAGGGCTCGGGCATGGCTGGAGCGGTTCGGGTTTGTCGATACAGGATTAAGCCCTGACGGGCTGCCAAGATGGAGACTGGAACTAGATGGCGGACCCAGTTACTTTAACCCTCATGGCAGCCGGAACAGCGATGACCGCAGCCGGACAGATCAAAGCGGGCGACTCGGCGTTGAGGGCGGGCAAGGCCAACCGTGACGCAGCCTATGCCGAGGCGGACAATCTCGACATTCAGGCAGGGCAGGAGATTGCGGTTGCCTCACATAACCAGAGCATCATTGCCAAGCGGATGAATGAAATCCTCGCCAAGCAGCGCGCGAACGCGGCAGCTGGCGGGGGATCAACAACAGACGCAACGGTCGTGGCAATCCAGAAAGAGGCGGTTGGCACGTCAGTTCTTGACCAGCTGCGCGAGATGGCCGGCGCTGAGGAGCGCGCATCACAGATCAGGTACAAGGGCGAAGTCACCCGTCAGGGCGGTGATCTTGCGCTGGCTCAGGCGAGAGAAGAGCGCCGCGCAAGTCGGCTGGCGGCTGCGACGACGATTGTTAAGGGTGGCGCATCATGGGCGGACAAGTTCGGTGGCGGTGGGACTACGACACCAACCAGCACAGTTCCAAAGGTGGGCGTGAGCTCACAGGGCATTCGAGACTTCTCGGGATACGTGGGATAAATGCCAGTCCTGCCCCGTGATCCCATCCAGAACAGCCAGGTTCGGAACAATATCTCGCCGGTCTCGCAGAACCGTGTCTCGGGCGCTGACCCGATGGCGGATCAGCTGTCAAACACGGGCGCTGCGCTGAATGAGTATGCGACGAAGGTTCGGATATCCCATATCGAGGCTGAGGTTGCCAAGGCTCAGATCGAGAATGAGGACCTGCTGAGCCGGGAATATCGTGCACTTGAGCGGGATACGAATGCCGATCCAGCCACCCTTGAAAGCCGATTTGCCGAAGCGTCAAAGAAGGTTCTGGCCAATACAGGTGCGAACATGTCTTCCCCCATGCACAAGCGCCTGTGGGAAGCTAAGGCACAAGAGACGGTCATGCGGTACGGCCAGAAGACGCGCGAGCTTGTGCGTGTCCGTGAGATCGATGGCGCCAAAGCCAAGACGATGGGCGTGCTGGATGCGTTCCTGAAGCTGGCCTCTGATCCTGAATCCGATCCCACGGTGCTGGAAAATGCCCGTGTGGAGGCATCCGCGCTTGGTCGCGCCCAGCTTGAGAACGGCTTGCTGACCAAGGATGGCGCTGAAGAGTACGCGCTCAAGATACAGGCAGGTGTTGAGGCCGGCACATCGATCCGCAACATTGCGACGATCGAGGGCCTGATGGATGCGGGCGACTCCATATCTCTGGCCAAGGCAAGCCTGCTGCTTGAGGATGCGGAGTTTCGTGCGGGCATTATGCCTGAGCAGCGCGCAAAACTGGATGATGTGTTCGAGGCGAAAGCGCGAGCCAATACGGTCATCGACAAGTCCGATGAACTTATGAACTTGGCCAAGGATGACTATGGCGCGGCACTCAAGATGGCTCGCGACATCGAGAACAAAGACCTGCGCATAGGTGTTGAACAACGCATTGGCGGGATGAAGTCCCAGAACGATGCTGCCGAGACTGCGACTGAGAATGAGGCGTCCAATGAGGCGTGGAACCTGATCGCTAAAGGTCGCAGCTATGCCAGCATCCCGTCGAGTGTCCAGGCGAATATTCCCGGCACGACAAAGATTGCCATGCAGAACCATGAGATTGCCAAGGCTGCTCGGGCTGCGGCTCAATCTGCTGAAGGCAAGATCAAGACCGATCGTGCGGTGTATTCTGAAATCGCTAACCTGATCGGCAAGGAAGATTTCGTCGGCGCCCAGAAATACCTGTCTGAGAACCAGAACCGCATCAGTGACGCTGACCTTGAGCAATGGTCATTCATGGCCAACAAGGGCGATCCGAAGCAGGCTGAGAGCACGCGCACGCTCGATGCGGCGGCTGTTCAGGCTCTGCGCAATGCAGGCATTGTCCTTGATGGTGACAAGGGTGCCGCAACCAAGGGCGGCATTCTTCAGACTTACGACGCCATGCAACGCGATTATGTCCGCGAAAATGGCAAGGAGCCGTCTGACGACTGGCGCGACGAGACGCTTGAGGCACTGTCTGTCAAGGTCAAGCTGAAGAATCCTGGCGACTGGTGGGCTGGCAAGTCCACACCTCGGGGGCAGATCACCGAAGTCGGTGTAATTCCGAAAGAGCATGTGCAGGCCGCATTGGCGGCGTTCCCAGATCAGGGTGTGCTTCAATCTGCTGATGTCGAGGCGACTTACAAGGTCGCTTTCAACGCTATCGTTGCGCAGAACGGCCAGATGATGGGCGAAACAGCGTTCGATATGTCCCGCACAGCAGGCGAGAATCTTCAGACGGCGATGTATCGGGCAGCGATGGCGAACTTCAGCGCGTCAGGCATCAATCCGACACCTTCTGAAGTCACTGAAATGATGGCTGCCGTTCGGCAGCAGGCGCAACAGACGGCGAATGATCCAGCCATGTCGATGGACGCCAAGGACATGGCGCCTATGGGCGTCTCAGGCGACATGATCGACGGCTTGTCTGGCGCTGCCAATAGCGCAGCGGAGGCTGGTGCCGGGTATGTCGCTGAGAGACTGCGCACGGCTGAGCTGCCGCCAAGGCCGTTTGACCGGATGCGTGAGGCTGAGGTGAGCCGCGAGCAGTTGGCGCAAGATGCCCGTGATCTGGATACTATGCGCGAAAAAGACCTCCTTTGGCAGCGCCACGGTTACACCAGATATGGTGGTCGCAAGATGACGGCTGAAGAACTCGCGGCCGCTAAAGGCAAAGGCGCTAAATGACCCCTGAAGAACTCCTCGCAGAAGCCAAGCGCCGCCGTGAAACAGGCGAGGTTCCTGCTGAGCAGGCGCCGATGATGACGCCAGATGACCTGCTGGCTGAGGCTAAGCGTCGTCGGGCAGAAAGCGCACAAGGCTCGCTGAGGGCCACACAGGACATGCAGCCAGACCAAGCTGCTGAGGTCATCGACCTGTCCAGTCGCAGGGGCATCGACTTCGGCACGGCATGGCGTCAACGCGATACGATCAAAGCGGCAGAGCAGGAGACGGCAACGGGCGCTATCCTGAGCCGGTCGCCCAAGCTCACCGAGTCCCTGACGGACCCGCGCTTTGCGGCGGTGTCACGCGATAGCCTTGAACAGCTGGCAGAGATCGAGGCGCGGATTGCGGGCAAGAAGAATGCCCCCATTGGTGCTGGCATCACAGACGCCGTATCGAATGCGCTCACCACAATTTATCGCGGCCCGAAGCCTGAGAACAAGGCGAAAGACGGATGGCTGGAAAATCCGGTCAAGCAGACGGGCGACCTTGGCCGGTCCTTTGCCGCAGCTGTACCGCAATCAATCGGTAGCGGCCTCTCTGGCCTTGGCGATCTCTATAACGCCTATGTTGAGATCGGAACGAATGTCGTCCCTGGCGCTCGTAAGCTGGATGAGGCTGAGGCCCAATGGCGCGCCGATCAGGGCGATTCCGACTTGGGCAGGCTGTATGATGCGGTCGCGCCTTATGCTGGCCCCGGTCGCGTGGCAAGTCAGGTTGGCGGAACCGGCAAGGATATTGGCGAAGCGTGGGCACCGGATAATCAGGGTATAGAGGATCATATCATCGGTGGCCTTGGCCAGATACTGACGACATTTCTTCTCTCGGTTGCTTCGGGCGGCACCAGCCTCGCATCAGGCATGTTCCTTGGTATGGGCGCCGATCAACAGGCCGACGCCATGCGCGTTCGAGGAATTGACCCATCAACACAGCCCGCCGCTCTATCTGCGGGCGCTGCCGTTACCGGGCTTTCGGAAATGGTCCGTCTCAACTCGATCATGAAGATTGTTCCGGCAGGAATGCGCAGCAAGGTCGTTTCTGCCGCACTGGGGCGTACTGCTTGGCAGGCAGGCCAAGAAGCTGTTCAGGAGATCGGTGAAGGTATCGGCCAGAACCTCATCACGCTGGGCTATGACCGGGAGGCTCTACTCTTCTCGGGCTTGCTTGAGCAGGGCGGAATTGCTGCTGCCTCTGCTGGCCTGTTCCAGATGCTGATTGAAATCTCCCTGCCGGGCAAGATGCGCGGCTCAAGGGCGCAAGACGCTCATGAGCGTATGGGCAATGTCCGCGATGCCGTCGATGCAGCTCCCGTGTTCCAGCGCCAGCGTGAAGCCGTGCGCCAGTTTGTCGAAAACTCCACTGAAGGCGAGACGGTGCTGCTTGATGACGAGGGTATTCGCCTCATGCAGCAGGATGACCCGGAAGCCTTCAGCGCGCTCATGCAGCTTCTCGAAGTCAATGATGAGCAGATCATGGACGCGATCGAGAACGGCAATGACATCGAGATCGACGCCTCACGCCTGCTGACACTGCCCGATCGCGCACAATACGACCAGTTGGCCGACATCATGCGGACTGAGCCGGACGCCATGACGATGGCCGAGTTCCGTGACCAGGCTGAAGCAGATGCCAATGATATCTACATTGAAGAACTGAATGCCCGTTTCGATGCGGCCACGCAGGCCCTTGAAGGGTTCGAGAAGGTCGAGGGCGCGGTCAAGCAGATGTTGCTTGAGGCGGGCCGCAGCCCGCAAGAGGCAGAAGCTGCCGGCGCTGTATGGGGCGCGGTATTCCGCAGGCTTGCTGAGGACGGCGTTAACGAGCAAACCATATTCGACAAGCTGAAACTTCGCGTTCAGGGGCCGCAACCAAAGTCTGAGCGCCTGCCTGCGATGAAAGAGCCGCAATCCCTGTCGCAGTTCATCCGTGCGCAAGGTGGCATCAGGGAACGCATAGGCGAGGGCGCTGAGGGCGAACTGACGCATATGGCGGGTGAGGTCCAGCGGATTACCGGAGGCGAGCCACGCGGGCTCCTGAACAACAAGAGCGGTCGATTTACAGACGATATGGTCCTTGCTGCGCAAGAGGCTGGGTTCGACGTTGCTGATGAGCAGGGCTTGCTTGATGCTCTGGCCCGCGATGTTGGCGGTGAGAAGGTCTATGCGAACTATGATGGCATAGCGTGGAGTGAATACCAGACAGCCAAGGCGAAGCAGGACGAGGCTGACGCTGAGGCGGGTGCTGAGGTACTGACGCAAGCGCAGAAGAATGGCTATGCGGGGACCGATATTGAGGGCGCGACTGAGTGGGAAGCCGCGCGTATCAAGGGCCTGGACATGTCCACCGAGGCTCGCATGGCGCGCAAAACTGCATGGCAGGCAGAGAAAAACACTCCCCCAGATATTGCGTCTATGGATTTGTATCATGGGACCGAGGGAGATTTTGCTCAATTTACCCCGTCTGAAGCCGGAACGCGCGGACGCGGGGTTTATCTGACGCCGGATCAGAACGTGGCAAACAAGTATGCCCGGCCCGCAAGCGAGAGTTCTCGAACAATATCTTCAGAGCCTGGCGCGGGTGGGGCTGTGATGCCGGTTAATGTCAGGGGGATGGTGTACCCAGACGAGTCATCTGGGGTGATGACTGACGAGGAATATAAGGCTATATTCAATGCTGCTGACAATGCAGGAAAAAAGAGGCTTTCGTCAGCATTCGAGGGTGAGGGGGCGTTCCCAAGATCGTACCGGAAGGTCTTGGCCAATGCGGCGGAGACCAATGACGGAAAGAATGCGCTTCTGAGCGTAGCTGGGTACACTGGCCGCTCTGGTAGATCTCAGGTAACTGGCGACGCTGAGGTGTTCATCTTCGACCCCAAGAACATCCGCTCCGTCAACGCAGCCTTTGACCCAGACCAGTCTGACAGCTCAAACATTCTTGCCCAACCAGAGCGCAAGATCACCTATGAGGCGTACAGCAACCCTGACCTGACAGATCAGGAGAATAAAGCCATTGAGATGCACTTCAATGGCTGGACCCGTCCTGAGATCGAAGACGAAATGGAGGTCAGCCCAGAGCAATTGCGGGTCATCTTCAGCCGCGCCCGCAAAAAGGGCGTCGATATCTCCATGATGAATGGCGGTCGATCCGGTGCGATCCGCGCCAAGGCCGTGGAACTGAAGAAGAAGAAGCTCAAGTCTGACGCCATCGCTGAGCGCATTCGGGCGATATTCGGAACACAGACCACGGCTGGCAGCGTTGACTCGATGCTGTCTCAAGAACGCGTAAAGATCAGGAACGCAGGGGGAACACCGCTGTTCCAGAACCCTGTGACCGAAATGCTGAATGCCTCGGTCGAGGAGACAGGCGCTTGGTACGTTGAGAACGTCCGCGAGATCAGCCAGGAGATGGGCAACGGCGCGCGATCGGTAAACCTTCACTTCAAGACAAATGACTCGCTTGAGCGTGAGGATGCGAACGTCAGCCTGTTCGTGGACGTGAATGGCAAGGCTACTGCAACGCTGTTCCTTAAGGGGACGCTGGGCACCGACAAATTGAAGCTTGGACCCAAGCCAGATAACATGACGCCCGAGCAGCAGGCTGAGCGTGAGGCCATAGCAAAAGAGATCCGCGCCAAGAGCAAGGAAGCGCAGGAGTTTTTCGCGCGAGGCATTCTTGTTCTGCGGCATTGGGTGGCGCTTGAGCAGCCGTCAGCTATTTCATTCAGCGGATCGGGCAAGGGGCAGGACAAGCTCTATAACTTCATCCTGTCCAAAACGGCCTTTGAAGGTTATACTAACCACCGCATCTCAACGATTATTGGTGGTGTGACGAACCGTGATGGCGAGATATCGGGCGCACCGATCATCCCGGAAACCCGGCACTTTGTTGTCCTGAAAGATGGAGAGACCCTTGGCGACTATACCGAAACCGAAAGCGTCAAAGGACGATCCGGCACCGATGTCGATGGCAACAAGTGGCAAGGATACCACGCCGTCCACGCCGAAGAAATCGGCCCCGATGCCGTACAAGATACCTCCGCAGGAGGAATGGACGGACGAGATGTGGGAGATAGCCGAGGCGGTACAGGAGATGGCCAGGGAACAGGCGGAGCAACCCTAAACCAGTCCGGCACATTCGACGCCAATGACTTCCTTGAGAATGAAGCCCTGATCGAGAACGTGGAAGGCGGCGGAGATAGCTCGCGCCGCTACGGGTTCAAGATCGGCTCTGAAGCGTTCTTTGTTCAGTTCATGGACAAGCCCGGCACGAATGCTGCAATGTCGATGGAGGTGTATGCTGCCCCGAATGAGGCGCGGTTTGGTGAGCGTCTGGATGTGGCAACCCTGTCAGAGCAAGATCAGATATCGCTTCTTGAGCGCCTTTATGCTATATCTGAGCAATACACGGAGATGCCCGTTCACTTCCCTGCTCAGACGGCAGAAGAGCGCGCATTCTGGAAAGACTTTGTAACGAGGATTGACGAGAATGAAAACGCCTATGCCGACGACGACACAGGATATGGGTTCACTCTCGTCGGTGCCGGAGGCGCAAGGCCAGCAGGCAAGTCCTACGTCTCAGACCAGCCAGCCGTCGCAAGCCCCCAAGGCGAAGACTTCTTCATCCAGCAGCTCAGAACTTTTGAAAGGCGAGAGGCTGAACCTGTCGGCGCTCCATCCGGCGCTCAAGAAGATGCTCGCGCGCTCGAAGTCGGCGTCCGCTCAATAGCGAATGATCTAGGCATTGACGGTGCGCCGTTCCAAGGCCTGCTAGAGCACTACACCAACCTTGCGATGGATGAGATCGACGCTGGCGTGTCCGATGTTGACACAGTGCTGGAGGCGATCCGCGACCGCATGTCTGAGCATATGGGCGAGTCGTTACACCAGACGGCGTACCATGGGACAGATGCTGCATTTGACAAGTTTGACTCGTCTGAAATCGGGAGTGCTGACGGCAATCAGAAATTTGGCTGGGGCTTCTACTTCACAAACAGCAAGAGCGTAGCGCAAGAGTACATTACGGCGAAGGGGCGCGTCATCAAGGCGTCCATCCCAAATGATGAGTATCTGATAAAGTGGGAAGGCGATTTGAATGATCAGCCATTCTCAATGACTGACGTGATTTATGCGCTCGATACTGACGGCAAGATTGAGGCGATAATCGATGAACTGAATGAGAGCGAGGACGTTCCCTACAGTGTAGACCCGCAAGCGCAAGTTGAGGCGTACCTTTCGGGGGAAAACAATCTAGATGACATTTCTGATTACGCAACGAAGGAACAGCTAGATCGCCTTCTGGAGATGAGGGAGTTTGACTCTCCCGCAGATGAGACTTCGGGCGGCATCATTTATGACATTACTGCCGCAATTCTCGGGTCAAAGAAGGCCGCGTCAGAGTTCTTTCTGGATATCGGTGTCAAGGGTGTCTTGGCCGATGATGCTACGCTGAAGTCTGGCGATAAGAACTATGTTGTTTTCAGCGCTGACGATATTGCAATTCTTGATGATGGCGAGTCGTTGTTCCAGGACGAGTTGCTGGGCAAACCGAAACGCGAAACGTACGGCCCTTCTTTGGCTGCGCCGGACGCCGGCAACACCACCAGCCAAGAAACCCTAGGCCAACCCCGCAAGACAAATAACTCCAAGAAGTCTCGCGCTGAAGTCCTCATCCCCGGCGCCCTGCATGGCCTGCCCGGTGCGCAAATCCTCTCTGACCGTGAAGTCGTCGTCCGTCTCACCAAAGCGGCAGACAAGACCAGCTTCATGCACGAGAGTGCGCACATCTTCCTCGAATTGTACGCTGCGCTCGAAAGCGAGAATGAGAACGTCGCCAAGCGCATGGCTGCGATCCGCAAGTTCCTGAACCTGGAGCCGGGCCAATCCCTGACCCGCACCCAGCATGAGGCATTTGCCGAAGCGTTCGAGGCGTACCTGATGGAAGGCAACGCCCCAAGCGCCGAGATGAAAGGCGTGTTCCGCACATTCAAGGCATGGTTCACTGAGGTCTACAGCCGCCTGCGTGGCAAGCTGCCGAACCTGAATGACGAAGCCCGCGACATGTTTGACCGGATGCTGGCGACGGATGAGGAGATCGAGGCGGCTCGCAGCGAGTATGGCTCTGTCCTGACCCGCGCGATGGCTGGCATCATGTCACCTGAACTGGTCGAGAAGTACAAGGACTTCGCCCAGAAGGCCGGAGACGTGGCCAAGGAGAAGCTGTTCCGCAAGCACATGGACGCCATCAAGCGCCGTGAACGTGCAGCCTACAAGGCAGATGAGGCCCGTATCGAGGCCGAAGTCAGGGCAGATGTGGAAGGCGCAAACATTTACCGCGCCATTGCTGAGCATCCCGGTCTGGCAGTCGGCACTGAGGCAGACATGCTCGCGCCTGATTACGGGTTTGCGACAGGGCAGGAACTGGTCGATGCCATGAAGGGCGCCAAGCCAGCCGAAGCCTTGATCAAGGCCGAGACCAAGCGCGAGTTGGATGACCTCTATGGCGACTTGCTGACCGATGGCAGCGCCGAGATGGAAGCAATCGAGGCCGTGTTCAACGAGCCGAACATCAAGATGCTCGAAGCTGAGCGCGATGCACTGGCAGAGCAGGCAGCCAAGCGGCCTATTCCTCTGGGTGTCATCCGCGCCCGCGCCCAGAACATGATCGACAACACGCCTATCAAGGAAGTCGTTCGCCCCGGCACCTATGCCCTGAAAGCCAGAGACCTCCATAAGCGCGCCATAAGGTCCGCTGCTGCGCAAAAGTGGGATGATGCGCTCAGATATACCCATCAGGCCATGTTGCAGCATGAGTTGGCTCGCAGGGCCTACAAGGCGCAAGCCGAGATAGCGACGATCAATCGGTTCCTTGCCCGCTTTGCGGCGCACCGGAAGATCGACGCGAAGAAGGTCAACACCGACTATATCGCCCAGATCCGCGCACTCATGGCATTGCCGGGCGCGGATAACCAGCAAGGCTCGATGGCTGAGATTGCGGCATTTGCTGCACAGGAGGCCGCTGAGGGCCGGGCTATCGTGCTGCCAAGCGCGGTCGTGCTCGGAACCCCGATGCCTGAGCGCGTCTCGATGACGATGGCCCAGCTGCGCGAGTTCCGTGATGGCGTCAAAAGCCTGAGCACGATCGGCAGGCAGGAGAGTGAAGCTGAACGTGCGGCATTCAAAGCCTTTGCGGATGGTCTGGCGGGTGAGGTTGAATCCAACTGGACCGGCAAGACCAAGACAGAACGCCGGAACCCGACATTCCCAGAGAAGACAGACGAGTTCCTGCGCTATCTCGACAGCCGCATTCTTCGCTGGCCCTTCCTTGTGGAAGCCCTGCAAGGCGGTAAGCGTGGCAACGTCATCGATGCGCTGGAAACTGGACTTCGCAGCAAGCTGACTGAACGCAATTCGCGCCGCGAACATCTGGCGCACCAGCTGGCGGCCATCTTCAAGAAGCACGGCATATCCCAGTCTGAACTGATGAACCGCATGACGGTGAAGGAAATCGACGCCCTGCCGGTGAAGTTCGAGCAGGTTCTGGGCGTTGCTCTGAACATGGGCAATGACGGCAACCGGATGCGAATTGACGGTGATCCCACAATTGTTGGTGACGCAAACGCGGTCATGGCTGCGATTGATCCGGTCATGGAGAAGCGCCATTGGGATGCAGTGCAGGAAACATGGGACTTGATCAACTCGCTCTGGCCGGAAGCCTCAGCGGTGCACAAGCGCGCGACAGGCGTTGCTCCTCCCAAGGTTGACGGCAAGCCATTCGTGACGCGCCACGGCACCTATCAGGGCGGGTATTACCCGATATCCTATGACAAGGAATTGCTGGTCAATGAGGATCTGAAGCGCAGCGAGCTGGACGATATGTTCAAGGATACGATGAACGCGATGTCTACCTATGCCCAGACCAAGCAGGGACACTTGCAGGCCCGTCTCCAGAACGTGCAGCGTCCGCTGAACCTGAGCCTTGGTGTCATCCTTGGCCACATCGACCAGGTGACGAATGATATCTACTTGCGCGAAGAAGCGCAGAAAGTGTCTCGCATCCTGCGCAATAAAGAGTTTCGCCGGGTGATGACCGAGACGCACGGTAAGGAATATCTTGAGGTATTGGAGACCGTTCTCAAGCGCACGGTCGTCGGCACTGAGCGCACGTCAGACCATATCGAGGGGATGTTCCGCACGTTCAGGATCAATGCGGGTATCTTCATCCTTGGCTACAATCTCAAGGTTGCCCTGCTGGCGCCGATTTCATACTTCCAGACTGTCATCCCGCAATATGGGTTCAAGACAGTCCTGTCTGGCGTCATGGCGTTCCACGGTCGCGGTCCTATCGGGACAGTGAAGGCGTGGAAGTTCATCTCCGAGAAGTCGGCATTCATGCGCGAACGGGAGAACACGCTCAACCGTGAGGCCCATGAACTGCTGCGTAAGTCGCCAAGCCAAAGCCGTTGGGCAAGGATACAGGGCGCCGGCTACCTGCCGATGACGTGGATTGAAAAATACACTGTCTCCGGCCCGCTCTGGATGGGGGTCTACCATGACGCTCTGGCTCGCGGTGATAGTGATGCCGATGCCGTAGCGCAGGCAGACCGGGCGATTGCGACGACGCAGGGCTCGGGCCTGGAACTGGATCAGGGCATGTGGCAGGGCGGCAATGAGTTCCTGCGCAACCTGACCTTCATGTACGGCTATGTCTCAGGCTATTACGGGACAATCCGCAATGAGGTTTCCAAGGCGCAGGGCATCAAGAAGGCGATCCCGATCGTCAAGCACATGGTTATCCTGAACATTGTCGCCGCGCTCATGGAAGCCCTGATCCGCTCTGGTCTCGGGGATGACGATGATCCATATCTCGATAACGTCCTGAAGCTGATGGGCCGCAATACTGTCGGCCTCGTGCCGGGCTTGAGTTCGGCAATCAGCAGGTACGACTCCGGCCCTGCGTTCATGCAGTTTGGCACCGAGGCATGGAAGGCTGTGACGGGCTGGCAGGAAGTCGCAACAGACCTCTTTATGAGCGGTGAAGTCGAGGGTGATATGGTTGGCCGTGCAGCCAAGTCTACAGGCAAGGCGGCAGGTCTTGGGCTTGGTATTCCGGGTGGTGTCCAGCTGCTTCAGATCGAGAAGACCATGACGCAGGACGATGACCCGACACTCTATGAGGCGCTGATTACAGGGCCAGACAAGGACAACTGATGTTTGATCGACAAGACCTGATCTTATTTGGCGTTGGCTGCCTGATGTTCCTCGCCCTGATCCTCAGCGATTTCGTGGGGCAGAAGAAATGAGCGAGGACTTACTGGCAAATATCATCGCAGCAGGAATATTCGCTGCGGGCCTCATGACGTTCAAGCACTATCGCGCGAAGTGGAAGAAGAAATGATGGATCTCATCGCAAGCGGCCTGATTACAGGCGTGGCCATTCTGGCTGTCGTCGGGATTGGTATGTGGATCAAGTCTGAGGTCTGGCCAAAAAAGAAGCCCCCTGCGAATTAACGCAAGGGGCGAGGTGGGAGTTACGCTTTCGCAGCCATCGGGATGACATTGCTGTCGTCCGCATCGGAAACCTCTGCGAGCTTGCGCTCGAAGTCGGCATTAGCCTTGGCTTCCGTGATTTTGGCCCGACGCTTCAGCGACTTGCGCTGGGCTTTTGTCAGGCCCTTTGTCGATGGTGTCGCCAGCGCCCAGAGACCACCAATCTTGATGATTTCAAACAGGGCGAGGAACACGTAGGTTATCGACGCAGGCAGGGGTTCGGACTTCATGACGCGGAGCTTGGCCGCATCAGCGCGGTCCTGCCGTGATTCCCAGCGAGCACGAATTACGCCCGTGTCGTCGCTGAGCAGGGTCGCCAGATATTTGTCAGCCTCTTTCTGGGCAGCTTCTGCGCGGATCACGAGAGCCCCGTGATTGGCAGATGCTTCCAGTGAAAGGGTGTGGAACGCGCGGTGGCCAGAGATGACACAGCCTGCGATTGCCAGAGCCAGGATGAGCGCACCAAGCCGAGACTTCCAGAAGCAATTGTTTTCGCGGTCCTTCATGATCGATCGAAGGGCGAGAAAGGCGATGACCTCACCAGCCGAAACGACTGCGGCGAAGATCATGCCGACTTTCCAGTCAGGGAAAATCTGTGTTGCTCCCCAAACATTCAGGGCTGCTGAGCCAAAAGCCGCAACGAAGATTGCGCAAGCTGTGACCCGGCGTCCCTCAAAGTCCTTGAGAAAGCGTGTGGAGGTTATAGATTGAGACATGGAAAGCTCCTCAGTAGCTTTGCGCCATCGCTGGCGTGGTGTCCGGGTGTTTGTCGCACCCGGCGCCCCATCGGGACGGGGGAAAGCGCGCTACGCCCTCTCCGGTCCAGACTGTCTCTCTCAGTTTTCAAACATCGGCCTCTGGGATTTTCGCTCAGCGCCTTCCGGCAATCCCTGCTGACCTTTGTAATGTAGCGCATGTGTAGTGCGCTGTCAACAAATGTATTGCATTATTTTCAATATGCGCTACATTGTGACTATGAAAAAGCCCAACACCCCGAAATCATTCAGGTTTTCCGAAGAAGAAATTTCGCTTCTGGAGGAGATGGCTGCTCTGCATGGCGGACCAAAGGGCGCTATACTTGCCGGACTGGCTGCCCTGAAAGGCAAGACGACGACCAAAGCAGACATAATCGCATGGATAGAGAGGAACGCTTGAGAGCCAATTGTGAACTTCATAGCGGATCACTACGCGCTGTCATCTGCGCAACGCGAGTGGATGCACATGCAGTTGAGCGACTTGCCTTTGGAAAAGATTGCGAGGAAGTATGCTTATGGGCTTGCCAGAAGGCAAAGAAGGCGCAGGCGCAAATAACCCCCATTCCCGCTATATCCCCAGCCCCCATGCTACCCCAAGGGCATGGACACGTTTGCCCCGCCTAAGCTATCCGAATGTGACGGCAACATTGCGTTGTTCGGGCACAAGCGCGCCCAGTATTTCAAAGACCTGAAGCGCCGCAACAGGACGCCAGCCCCCGCACCTGAGCCGATCACCATCACCAACACGGTCATTGAGACTGTCGAGGTGGAGAAGATTGTTGAAGTCGAGCGCCGTGTTGAGGTGCCTGTTGATCGCATCGTCTATGTCGATCGCGAAGTTCCAGGCCCACGCGAGACGCTGGAGCGCACCCTCGAAACACTGGAAAAGGCCGCCAAGCCTGCTGAGCCATCGCAGGCGCTACGCAATGAACAGCGTGAGGGCGAAAGCCTGCCGGAACTGAAACGCCGCCTGAGCGCGGAACTGAGCAACCTGTGGGACCTGGTTGGATCTAACGCCGCCTCGAAGGAACAGCAGGACCGCCACACTTACCTGTTCGGGCTTGAATACGAAATCACTGGCAAGTCTCGTGGCTGAGGTCAGCGAGAAAGAGTTCGGGGCTTTGGAGGAACGTGTGCGCGGGCTGCCGGGACATGAGCACCTGACGGCCATCGAGCGCGGCATGACAGCTGCGATTGAGCGTGTCGGGGAAAAGCTCGGTCGCCAGCTGGAAAAGCACGAAGGCAAGACCTCCGAGAAAATCAATGAGGTCGTCATGAAGACGGTCGAGGCTGCCTTCAATCTCCAATGGGAGAAGATCGAGAACAAGATTGCGCGGGAAGTTGGCGAGCGCCTGCCGCCCAAACAGAAACGGGAATGGATGCCGTACATAGTGATGGTCGGGATGCTGGTTTTCGCAGGCATTGAGAGAGCCCTTCCATTCGCCATGCGATACTTTGGGGGTTGATATGACAGACATGCAGATAACGGGCGATCTACTTCTCAGGACGATTGAGTCATGGGGTGAGGCAAGCCCGTATACCAAGGCTGAAATCCCCACGAATGCGCATGACGCATCCGCTGGCATGGCCATGTGGGATGCTATTGTCCAGTCGCTTAAGGTTCATTGCGCCCACGCAGGTATCATCGGTATCGGCATCGCGCTCGCGTTTCGCCAGGCTGAAGAAGTGTTCGATCAGGACAAGGGCGAGATTGTCGAGAAGGACTTCATGGATGTGACAATCCACCATGAGGGCCTGACGACGACGATCTGTCTTGAAATGGGAGAAGTGGCATGAACCTTCGCCTTCCCAATGTAAGCGGATCGGGCCTGCTCAAGATGGCAGACCGCATGGTGTTCTTCGCTTTCGTGAGCGCGGTTGTGGCCGTCTACATCCTCGACATGATCTTTTTCGGCAGCCTTGTCGAGTTCGGCTGGCTGACGCTGGTGTTCGTCCTGATTGGCATTGTGTTCCGCACAGTCGCTGTGGCGAGCGGCGTGTTCCTCCAGAAGTTCAAGAAAGGCGACGGCAACCACGCAGCCCGAACGACCATGCGCGTTCTCTGGGTGGCGTGTGTCGCAGCCTGCCTCTTGTCTGCCATCAACTTCTTTGCTGCCGGCCACTCTGATAAAGAGCAATCTGTCACGATGGTTGAGGCGACCAATACCGCCTCCATCGAAACCAAGGCTGAGCGCATCACAAAGCTGGAAGCGCAGAAGACCGAGATAGGTGCTGACCTTGCAAGCTCTGTGGCCAGTGTCGCACGGGCGATGGCTGCGATCGAGGATGACGGGGTGCCGGGCATTCCTGAGAAGGATCTGAAGTCTCTCTCTGACCTGCGTGTCGAAGAAAAGGGATATCGCGATCAGGCCCGCACCGATCGGCAGGCGGTTGAAGACAAGATCGAGGCTATCAGGAATGAGAAAGATGTTGCCACCGTGGACGGCGCCAGTGTCGCAGAGCAAGACACGACATGGGCCGTGTTCGTCTGGCTCGGGGATCACACATTCCTCGGCCAGGACGCATGGTCAAATAGCGGGCTGTTCTACCTCGCCATGCTGATTGAAGCCATCGCGGCTCTCGGTCTCGGCGCATACGTCGCCCTGAAGCGTCCTTACATGCGGACCATCGTGGATGTGGCGATCGAGGAAGACATTGCCGATATCCACCACGAGTCCGAACTGGCATCAGCCCGCATCCGTGCCCTCGCCCTGAAGCGCAAGCTGGCGCGTGAGGCTGAGGCTGAAGCCGCCATCCTGATGGGGGATTACCCTGATATGATCGCAGCCGTATCAGCCGTCAACGCATTGGCTGGACTGGCCCGTCACGAGGAGGCCTCCGATGCCCCGCAGGAACAGGAACCCGAGACGGAAACAAAGCCCGAAGAAACCGAAGCCGTTGAAAACACGGAAGAAAAAAGTGAAGAAACTGTTGCACAAGAACCGCAACAAGAAGATGAGCCTGAGCCTGAAACAAAGCCCGGCCCCAAGGTTTGGGGCGCTTGGGGTGGACGTGCAGCAGCCATGAACGCCAAGGCGCGCGATGCCGTCAAGGTGCCTGTGTCCGACAGATCGACGCTCGATATTGGTGTCACGCTGCCTGTTGGGGAACCCGTACTGGAGCCAGCAGAATGAACACGATCGGCATTGACCTTGGCACGACCAACTCATGTGTGGCCTACAATGATGGCCAAAATACGCATGTGATCCCGATGTCTGACGGGCGCCGGACCATGCCGTCTGTGGTGTCCTATCTGGAGAGTGGTGAGGTCCTGGTTGGCGCTTCGGCGCGTGGCCAAGTCAAAATGAATGGCGAGTTCACGTTCTCCAACGTCAAGCGGATCATTGGCCGGGCATGGGATGACGATGCGGACAATGGCCTTCAGGGTATCGAGGGGCCTGATGGCATGATCGCCTTGCAGGGCAGGGACGGGATTGTCACGCCTGTTGAAATCTCCGCGCTGATCCTGCGCAAGCTGCGTCTGACGGCTGAGGAATGGCTGGGCAAGCCTGTGACGGGGGCGGTTGTCACGGTTCCGGCCTACTTCAATGAAGACCAGAAGACGGCAACACTCGACGCGGCGAAGCTGGCCGGGTTCGAGGATGTGGTGACACTCAATGAGCCTATGGCTGCGGCGCTCGCTTCGGGTGTGAAGCCTGACAAGTTCTCGACGGCATTCGTGTTCGACCTTGGCGGCGGGACATTTGACGTGGCGGTTGTGCAGTACGCTTCGGGCTATTGGGAGGTGCTGGAAACCAATGGAAAGCAGCGCCTTGGCGGGGTGGATTTCGACTCGCGGCTGACTGATTTCGTGGTGGAGAAGTACAGGGAAGAGAACAATATCGACCTGCGCCCGCGCCGGATGTCCATGCTGACGCTGGCGGATGCGTCCGAGGGCGGCAAGCGCGAGCTGTCTGATGAGCAGAGCACGACGATCAGCATTCCCTTTGTGGCAACTGACAAGGATGACAGGCCGGTCCACCTGAAGCAGGTCATCACCCGCGACGAGTTCGAGGGGCTGGTAAAGGATTACGTTCTTGAAGCCCTGACCATATCCAAGCAATGCCTCGATGACGCCAAGCGCAAGAAGGTGGATATCCAGCATGTCGTCATGGTCGGAGGCATGACCCGTATGCCGATCGTGCGCGATGCAGTGAAGGCATTCTTTAATGGCAAGGAGCCGATGAAGGGCGTCAACCCTGATGAGGTTGTGGCAATGGGCGCTGCTATCAAGGCGGCAATCAATGACAACCGGCTGGCTCAGGCTGCCAATACTGACATCGTATCCCTGCCTTATGGGATCGAGACCAGCGGCGGGTCGTTCCTGCCGGTGATTCCGAAGGGCGCGAAGTTCGGAACCTCGCAAACGGTTGTCCTGACTTCAGAGCGCGATGACCAGTTAGAGATGGCGATTGTGGTTCTCCAAGGCGATGACAGCGCAGCGAAGGGCAATCACTTCCTTGCAGACCTTCGCCACCAGATTACGCCGGCGCCGGCTGGAGAGCCTAGTGTATCGGTGACGTTCCAGATCAGCGACAGCGGCATGTGCTCGGTATTCGCCTCAGATGAGGCTGCGGGCATGTTGACAACCATTCTTGAGGAGGGCAGGCGACCATGATTACAGGCATATCTGCAATAGCGATGGGCGTGAACACCGCGTTCGAGCGCCCGAAATCTGGTCCCAATCTTACCGCTCACCAGGATACCGCTGGCAACTGGCAGATCGGTGACGGCATCACGATCCTCCCTGATGGGACGAAGGTGCGCAAAGGCATGAGCCTGAAGCCTGCCGAGTATGACCTTATATCTGAGCAGACCATGAAGCGTTACGAGGATAATGTACGCAGGGTCGCGGGCGACAAGCTGAACCAGTACCAGTTCGATGCGTGCGTCCTGATGGATTACAACACGGGCGCCTTTGCCACGTCTGAAGGCATTCTGGGCAACATCAATGCCGGACGCTACGCGGATGCTGCGGCAGCCTTTGGCGACTGGGTGTATGCGACCAAGCGAACGACATTCAACGCGGATGGCTCGGTCAAGGATGCCGCGTTCGGACCTGATGGAAAGATGCTCACTAAGGGGCAGGAATGGAAGGTTGCCTATCGCGGTCTCTATCGCCGGAACCTCCACCTTGGCTGCCTGTTCCTCGGGCTGGATGGGTTTGAGGCCTGCGATGAGAGCCGGATCGAATTGAGACCCACCCCGATCTGGCAACCCGACTGGAACGGAGTAGGCCGCTGGCGTGACCGCGTGGATTACAAGACACCGTGGGAGGATGTGCTTCGCATCGCGCGCCAGCATCCCCTGCCACCACATGAGATTGCGGCACAATTGCCTGCTGATGTAATCCCCGCGCCCATTAAAACCGAAACCCCTCCCCTATTACTAGAGGCCCCGAAACCAATGTCTAAAGTCATAATGATTATTGGTGGAAATGAAGTTCCTACGCCAGACGGATATGAGCAGGCGCCAGAGTCAGCGCAGACTGCATGGCTCAATGCGGCGATGCTTGCCGTGATGAAGAAGGAACCAGTCCCAGAATTTCCACTGCCCGCCAAAACGGCACCACGATCGGTTGCTTCCAAGCCACCAAAGGCAATCGAGGATATCAGTTATTTGCCGAAGGGTGTGACGCCAAAGGTCGAGCGCATTCAGGACGCCCAGCGTGGCAAGGGATATGCGAAGTCGGAGCAGGCCAAGATGCTTGGCGGCGTAGCTGCTGCGGGCTGGGCTGCGGAACAGCTGGGCGCTGTTGAGCCTATCATCAAGGCAACTAAGGCTTACACCGGTCAGACGGTTGCCATTTTCTTTCTTGGTGTCATCCTGATCTCTGTGGTCCTGTTCTATTACGGGAAGTGGCAGCGGCGTAAGGGTGAGGCAGAAGCGGATACATTGCTCGGATGATAGAGGGCGCATTCTTCTCATTGTTCAATTTCATCGCCAAGAACAAGGCGGCTCAATGGGCTGTGGGAATTATTGCTGGCATCATCGTTTGGTTTTCGTGGCTTGGCCTGCACGATCGAAAGGTCCGCAAGGGCGCAAATGCCAAGGCCGTCCAGAAGGCAGAAAAAGTTGCAACCAAGGAACTCGCAAAACTAGAGGAACGAGCAGATGAACGTATTGAGAAAGCCAATGAGGCCGCTGATGCTGTGTCTGGTGATATCACTAGCGACAGCCTGCGCGACGACACCAGACGCCTCTTATTCGGTGACTAAGGACGCGATCAACAGCGCGGTGCGGATCGAACACAAAACAATGTGTTCCATCACAAAGCCGACTGAACTGAGTGCAGGCGCATTTGATGCAAGCCCACTCGAAGCGCGGCAAAAAATGGTGAAGGATGTTGAAAAGTGGGCTGCCGAATGCGCTGGTAGTGTCTGATGACCTCGCTCGCAGAACAGATTGCCCGTGAGGCATCCCAATCTGGCGAACCTGTCAGACGCTACTATGTGAACAATATGGTTAAGGGCTTTGCGTTCGTGTCAGTCATGGTGTTCCTGTCTGGAATAGGCATATGGATCGCCAGCATTATCGAGCATAATGGGATGGTAGGTGTTGCTGCAATCGAGTGGTGCAATGACCCTGAGACGGTTCGGCGCATCTCGCATCCTGGCGCTTGCAAGACGTTCGACTGCCTCAGCAAGCTGACCGAAGATAACGGCAAGTATGTCCGCATCTGCCACCCCGAAGCCCTGCGCTCTTAGCCATTCCCGCTACGTCCACGGGTGAGCGGGTAGTCTCCTTGAAACAAAGGAGGCCGATCATGGCTCAGATCAAGACACCTGACCTTTCACTAACCTGGATCGGCAACGCCCTTGCTGGTCTCGCCCTTGCCTTTGGCATCGATAACATCCTGATGAATGGGACAGTGACGGGCTTCCTGCCTGCGCCCATCGTCGGAGCCGTGGCTTTCGTCGTGTTCGTCGGCGCTGTGGTTTATGGCTTCAAGCAGGCCAAGAAGCTCAACTAGGTGACAACCTCCGCCGTCACGCCCGCGATAGCGTTTACCGGCTCGTCTGGCGCCGGTACGCTTGGCCCGTTCTCGCTCATCAAGGGCGGCACCCCGATATATTTCGCGGATAATTCCTATATCAAGGTGCTTCGGTACTCGACTGTATCGGATGCCGTCCCTGATCTACTGGTCGAGGGTGTGGACTATGACCTGACTGGCGGGCCTGACGCTGGCTCCCTTCTCCTGACAACTCCGCAGACGGGCCTGCTCGATACTGAGCGCCTTTTCGTCTATCGCGAGCAAGTCCTTCAGCAGCTTCTATCCCTGTCCACGGGCGGGAACTTCTCCGGCCCTGCCATCATGGTCAAGCTGGATCGGGCAATGGAGATGGTTGCAGAGACGCGGCGCCTTGTCGATACGTCTGTCCGGTTCACCCCATTCAGCACTGACAGCCTGCCGGACAACCTGCCTATGGAAGCTGTGCTGGACAAGATCGTCTACATCTCCGGCACGGCATCCGAGCCAGTCTATGAGACAATCAACGCGACCGATATCGCAGGCGACCTTGGAATCATCGCAGACAATATCGTCAATGTGAACCTTGTCGGCACGGACTTGGGCGGCGCTGATACGATAGGCATCGTGGCGGCGGACCTTGCGGGTGATGATTCGATTGGGACCGTTGCTGTAAATATTGCAGATGTGAACACTGTGGCCAATTCAATTGACGCGGGCGATCTCACGACAATTGTTGCCGGCCTCGACACAAAGTTAACAGTCGGCACCTATGCGGAGATGCAAGCGGTCTCCCTGGCCAATGCTGCCACGCTTAACGGGTTTATCATCACTGACCGGGGCGCTTCGACCCTATACACATGGCAATCCGGCGACCAGTCCGTCAATATTGACGGCGGGTTCTATGTCGCCCCGACTGCCGATGCGACGGGTGCGAGCGGAGCATGGGCGGCATCCGTTACTGACATTACCCCAATGCTTTACGGCGCGGTCGGGGACGGCTCGACAGACGACACGACCGCCATCCAAGCCGCCATCACGGCGGCAAATGCCACGACCAACAAGCGGCTTTATTTCCCAGCGGGGACGTACAAGATCACCGCGCAGCTTATCATCCACTCCGGCGCGACGTGGTACGGCGACGGTCTGGATCGCACGATCATTCAGGTCGATAGCTCGGCTGGCAATATCGTTCCATTCCGCACAAATACTACAAGCAATATCGCCAACGCCAAGTCTGTTACTTCGATCACGTCATCCAGCACCACTGCGACGGTGACGACTTCCGTCGCACACGGCTACACGACTGGCGACCTCATCAATATCCTAGGCGCGACCGAGACGGAATACCTTGGCTCCTACGCCATCACGGTAACGGGCGCCTCGACTTTCACGTACCAGTTCGCTGGCTCGGCTACTTCACCGGCAACAGGCACAATCACCTGTGTTGCCAGGGCATACCTGCAAACGGGCGTGGCGTTCTACGACCTGCACATCAAGGGGTTCGATGACGTTCTGACAGTCACAGAGAGCGCGGCACACTCAACCATGATGCGCCTCTGGAGCATAGACGGACTGACCATCGAGCGCTGCAAGTTCTCCGGCCACCGCTTTATAATGCTGTCGCTCGGCGGCGTGACAAACTTTAGCATCAAGGACTGCGAGTTTGAGGATTGGGGCCGGACGGACGATCTTCGCCCGCTTCCGGACGGCTCGGGCACGCTACCAGCCAATGAAGCTGGTGCAGCTATCTGGTGCGCGGGAAATCCGGTTGACTCAGCCCCGTCCACGCTTGGCGAAATCAGCGGCAACTGGTTTCATGATGGCGAATGGTCCTGCATTTACCTGCTTGGCCAGCACGTGATATTCTCCGGCAACCGCATGGAGAACTTCAAGGAGGGCAACTTTTTAAGCTCGACCTCGATCTTTGCCACGGTACTGCCGTCTACAAGCGAGAGCTACGGGATTATCTACACCAACAACATCCACATCGGCGTCACTGAACGACTGATTCAGGCGAGCGGGCTTGAGTGCGGTGGCGTGAACGTCGTTGTGTCCAACAACTATTTCGAGAATTGTGACGGGGCGGCGATTGATTTCACCGACGCATCGGAAAACTGCGTTGCGATTGGCAACATCTGCATCAACTGCGCCACCTCGGCCTACAGTGCGAACTACGCATCTATCGTGTGTCGCCTGACAAGCGTGACAGCAAAAGCCTGCAACGGGATCACGATTTCAGGCAACGTCATTCGCTCGGCAGACGACGGACAATATGGCATCCGCCTTTACCGGGTCAGCGGCGGCGGAGGCGGTGGACCAGATGAGTTCAACAACATCCGCATTGTGAACAATGATGTCGTGGATGCGGCTTCGTCCAGCGTCAACAATATCGCATACGACACAACATATTTCGGCACCAACATCGTCATCAAGGACAACTCTGGCGCATCAGACTACGCGGTCAGCGCCACATGGACACCGACAATCTCGGCGTCTAGCGGCGCGCTGTCGACCACTAGTACGCCAACCGCGCGCTATTGGGCGGACGGGCCGAATGTTTACTTTACCATCACAATAACGCTTACGGACATTGGGACAGGATCAGGAAGCCTGCGCTTTACTCTTCCGACAACGCCAGCCTATTCCGGTTCCTGTGTCGGCACCAACACAGCGAACGCAAAAATCGTACACGGGAGCTGGAGCACGACAACTACCGTCAACTGCTATTATTATGATGGAACATTCCCGGCGCTCAGCACGCACACGATCCGCATTTCCGGCGTGTATATGACGGCGTGAGCGGATGCTGAAAATGGATTCCAAGAACTGCTATATATTATCTTGCGATGTGTGTGAGCTCTCGGAGAGCATTCCTGCGAGCGATCACGCCTCAGCCTGGACGCGAGCGATGGAAACGGGCTGGACGGTGCGCAAAAACGACCCGGACATAATACACGTCTGCACTGGTTGTCGAAGCCCTGCGCAGTTAGCCCTAGTCTCGCCACGATTTCCCACTACATAGAGATTGCGAAGCGTCACCAGCTGCCCAGCCCAAGACGCCTAGCATGGCCCGTCAGTATGTCGCCTTTGGTGACGAACTGGCGGGCTTTTCTCATTGGTCGGCGGCTTTTCGTATGCGGTCATATTCCTCTTGAGTAAAATATATCTCTGTCTCTGAGAGCGCATCCAGTGCCGCCTTCATCGACCGAAAGAAACTGTCAAAATGATCCATGTCACGCGGGAAGAGGGTGAACGTTATCGTAGGTTGATTACCTATCACGTCAGCGTATCTGTTGGGCATGAAGTGACCGCTGAAAACGATGCGCGGTTTCCAGCGTGGCAAAGCACCTCCTGATGAAAACTCCACCCTGTGCGGCTTTACGGCAGCAGTTGCGCGGCGCTTCAACTTGGCCAGATACGGCCTGCATTCTTTCTCCATCTTCTCTTCGTGTCGGTCATAATTCCATGATGCCCTTTTCAGGCGCACCAGTTCCGATGCGTCATAGTTCGCGTAAAACTCAAATGGGTCCGTGACAGACATCACTCTTCCTCTCTCCTTACTAGGTGCAGTGGTGCACCTGATTAAACGGTTCACTTGGTATCCCCCTTCGCCAGCCGACGAGCAGCAGCTACATCGCGCCCCTCATCGACCGCTGAGAGCAGTTCGCTGGGAAGGTTGCCTTGGCGGGCTTCTGCTTCAAATACTGCGATGATAAAAGTGGCCTCTATCATTGCGCGATTTCGGTTGGACACAGTGCTGCTATGCCACGCTGCAGGATCGTTATATCTACGCTCCAGCCATTGCCGCGCCAGTTTCTCCCGAAGCGCGCTCATTCTGAGGGCTCCGATAAAAACAGATCATGGAGTAATGCATCGACATCCCAGCCGATGCGCTCCTCCAGCCACAATCTAAATTCAGCGACAGCGTCGTCAATTGAGAGCGATCCCATGCCTGCGACCGGAGGATGGAACCGGGCTTTCGCCGCCAGCTTTTCACGAAGCGCGCTCATTCTGAGGCCCCCTGAAGGTTTACGTTAGGCCTGAAAAATGAACCGACAAACGCCGCCAATCCGCCCGTTTGCCAAGCCTCAAGAGGCCAGCCGGTTCCTGTCATTAGCGCAGCCCATGTGTCACCGAGAACTGCACCGAAGATAAGCCCTGACAGCACCCCCGCCCCAATATCGAACACACTCATTATGGGCACCAGCACTATAAGGACTGTGCTGGCCGCGATGTGGTAAAAAATCTTTCCGTAACTCATCGTCTTCTACCTTCCTTACTCAATGGGCTGACATAGCCCTCGGGTTTTGGTTGAAATCCACGGCCATGAATGGACGAGCCGCCACGCCTTGACCGTTTGTCCGCCTGCGTCTTGCCCTGCTCAATCCGGCGAACCTTGGCGCGGTCAGGGGCTTCCTTGCGGGTCTTCTCTTTGGAACAGTCCGAGTCCCAAAGCGCTCGGTTTTCAAGGTCATTGGCCCCTCCTGAAAATAGCGGGTTGAGGTGCTCGTCTGTGATCTGGCGAGGCTTCTGGAAGTCCAGCCGCTTGCCGCATCCGCATCCGCAGCGACCGTTCTGGTCCAGCGCGATGCGGGCGAATTGCAGCTTGGTCAGCGGCTTGCGCTCACTCATAACCGGACTCCAGTACAGAGCTTAGCCACAGGATCGCATCACCTATCCGCAGGCCCGCTGCCTGATTGCGGCGAAGCGCCTGCAACGCCTTCTGCGCAGCCGCTTCCAGCGCAGCCACACGCTCTCTCTCTGCGAGAAGGGCGGATAGGAGGGTGGCACGGTCGGCGTGGGCATCTTGACCAATAAAGTCCCACGGACCCTTGTTGCCATTAGAAGCCAAATATTTCACCATGTCCTCATGCCGTTCCCTGATCGCCTCAATCTCTCTCTCATCAACCATTCTCATTCTCCATGTGTTCGTGTAGATCCAATCCGTGCTATCCAACCCGTGACGATGCCCGCGCATTTGACTGCTCTGTTCGCCAAGCCTCGACGATTGCATTCGCAGCGGATCGACGGTCGCGCAGCTTGTAGTCCATCTCCGCAAGCACTCGTTTCTGGTCGAGGTGGTTCTCGTAGGTGTCGTGAGCCCTTGCCCATGTTTCCCGTGAGGCTGCTGACTTCAGATCGCTTGGTGCGTCGTTTGTCAGCTTCGCCAGGACAACCTTGTCCAGATCGGACATGTGTTCATGCGCGGCCCTTGCCTTCGCGGCTTGGCTCTCCCTGTCAATCAGGATGTCCATTGCCCATTCGAGTTGCTTGTCGGTGATCATTTGGATTTCCTGACTGGCTGGGTGAGGATGCGGGAGATGGGCCACCCCATGCGGACGCGCCCATAAATTACGTTTGGCTTCCAGCCTCGAAGCCTTGCCCATTCTTTTACGGACCTTGTTTCACCGTTGAATGTAATTGGCTTGGCTTTTGGGTGATCTAGCCCAAACTTCCCCAAAAAGGGCGGGGTGCATCCGAGCACACGATATTTGTGCTTTTGGTTTTCTGAATGGGTCGCCCATTCCAGATTTTCGATTCGATTATCAGTCTTCACCCCATTTTTATGGTTCACCGTTTTGCGTGGGTCGCCCGGCAAAAACGCCTCAGCTATAAGACGGTGGAGTAGATGCTTTTTCCCGTGCAATTTTACCTGCAGGTAGCCGGTCGTTAGAATGGTGGGGCCGAGAATACACTCCGGAATATCTTTCGTTCCTGGTGGCGGGCCGCATCTAACCTTTCGAGCGAGAGACTTGATCCGTCCAAGGCTGCTGACTTCATAGAAACTAGTGCAATGGCACGGCCTCCATGTTTCCGGCATGGCTTCAGATGTGACGAGGTACGTGGCGCGGGACATATCAAGCGGCCTCTGCGTAGGCTTCCAGAGCCTTTACCGTGGCGGAGACTTCAGCGAGGAACCCTTCAACTTCCCGCTCAAGTTCGCCTATCAACACGTCATTGCGGTTCACCCGATGGACGAACAGGGACAGGTGGTCAGGGAGGCGAGGATCGAACGAGCAAAAATCACACCATGCCCGCCCGGTGCAGGCGAGTTGCCATTGGATCTGGGTCACGTACTTCCCTGGAACGGACCGGCCAAGAAGTGTCTCGATGTGTGTAGCTGTGTTGGGCGCTTTAATCTCGACAAGACCATAATCGCCGACATATCCGTCAGGGCTTGCGCCAGCGTCAGCGATGGCGGGATGCACCACGAACTCAGCCTCCGTCACGTCCAGCCCGTCGGCGTGCAGGAACGCATAGGCAGCGCGGGCGTCCGGCTCCTTTTCCGTTCCCCACTGCATCGCAGCGTTGGAATAGGATTGCTCGACAGTGCCCGTCAGGCGCTCGGCAACAAGCTGGGCCGCGTAGTTCTTGCGGCTGGCGCTTGGCCCGCTCTTGGTCTTGGCGATGATGTCTGCGATGCGGGAAGCTGTCGCTTTCCCAGCCCTTGCCGCAAACCAAGATTCTGATCCTTGCTCAATCATTTGTCAGTCCTCTTGCCTTCAAGAATTTTCTTCAGTGCCTCGAAGTTCTTCATGTGAATGTCGGCCATGCCCTCGACCTTGGCGTACTTGAAGAACTTGGCGCGATCCGCACCCGTCTCTTTCAGCAGGTCATCCAGGATGGTCATCTCGTCGGGGCCGAGCGTTTCAGCCACTTCATTCGCGCCGTCATTGTCTTCCCCGCCCAACTGGATGCCCAGCACATTACAGAGCGTGTAACGCTTGCCGTAGGACATGGTGATGCCGTGCTGCTGAAGCGCGTTGACGCCCTTGTTGTCTGTCATCACGGGCAAGGGCAGGGTGTCGCGCTCGCTGTGTCCGTCCTTGTGCGTCAGGATGCAGGTGACGTGAATCTTGTTGTCAATGGTCTCGCTTCCCCACCTGACGGAAAAGCCATGCTCTGCCAGAAGCGGGCGCACGGCAGACTGGATGTCCTCCAGCTTGGCGTACTTGGATTTGAGGTGCGTGTTGTCGCCGCTCTTGATGACAGCCGGAAGTGCGGACTGCATCTCGGCCATCGCCTTCGCATAGGCCCGCTCGGCCTTGTAGCGGTCGCTGTCGCGTTCCATGTCGATGATGCGGCTCAGGCGCTCAACGTCTATCGTCGGGTCCAGAGCGACACGCTGGGCAAACGTCAGCCCTTCCATGTCATAGCGATCCACCTGCGCCAGTTCGTGGCTCTCAGTGCGTTCTACATTTGATGTGCCATCAGCCATCATCTCTCTCCTGTCTGTGTTGTGGGGGTGCAAACCTCGTGATCCATCACTTGATCAACCTCGCGCATGTCGAACGGCTCTCCGCATGTGTTGCAGTCCATCATGTGGTTAGGCTCGTTCGGGCCGCCGTGAGACGGACAGGCGAGGCCGGGCACATAACCATCATACTTTCCGTCTGCCCGATATGTCGTTCCATCGGCGCGGGTGTAGCGGTGGCATTGTGTCGGCTCGCCAAAGGCGGGCTTGTCGCAGAACCCATCAGGGCATCCGCTGCCCCACATAGGGACGGAACACTTGCCAACACCATTGAGTAATTCGCGATGCTGTTTTCCGGGAACTGCCATCAGCATTGTGGTTGCTCCTTAAACATTTGCATTGCGACCTTCCGGCCAGCTTCATCGACCCGCTTCCAG